CAGCTAATACCAAAGATAATGCAGTCTTCAACTTCTCCGTGATGTTTTTTAAGATCATATAAATACTCTCTTTTTATTTGCGCGTATTGTACAGGAATATTTGCATTTAAGTAAGCCATAAATTAACCTCATTTTATATTGCCCCAATTAGGACCAAACTCGTAATCTACCTTGTTAGGCACTTCTAAGTCAACAGCAGATTCCATAATATCTTTTATTTTATCAGCGTTGTCTGTAACAGATATATCAAGTTCATCATGCACTTGTATATGTGGTGTAATACCCTCTTTGTGTAAAGCGATCATAGCTTTTTTTGTCATGTCAGCTGCTGATCCTTGTATCAATCTGTTTAATGCTTTGTAAGTGTAAGCTCGTTTAATCCCTGGTCCGTGTTCCAAGAGCGCTGCATCATGCGGCAGGGCTTTATGGATTCCAAATTGATTTGGTTCCCATAGATGAAACCTGCATAGTCTACCCAGCAACGTTCGTATCTGTCCTCGTTCCTGCGCACGTCCCATTACATTATCCATCAATTGTTTTACAAATGGTACACGAGCATGATATTGTTTAAACAAATCATTTGCTCTTTCTTTATTTACACCTAGCTCTGCTTGTAATTTATTTTTACCCATACCATAGAACAGACCAAGGTTTATTGTCTTGGCCTGTGATCTAGGGATCTCTGCCATATCAGCAACGATAGTATGAAAGTCTGCATCTCCTTCGTGATAAGCATCCAATACATCGCCCACTCCATAGAGATTCTGTAAAGCTGCATAGTGTACAACTAATCTTGGTTCTTGTTGTGAGTAATCAAAGACTCCCCACTTACAACCTTCTTCAGGTATAAATAATGATCTGATTGCAGGTCCAAGTTCTTTGTTACGTGCAGGTATCTGTTGTAGATTAGGATTAGAATAACTAAACCTACCGGTTACAGTTCCGCCAGAATCCGATCGTAATTGGTTTATTTCTGCATGTATTCTACCCTTGTAAGAATGTTTCAATATGGTATCTATAAACGTGGTATGGGCTTTGTTTATTTCACGGGCCCGGGCAATTAGTTTTACCAGTGGGTGGGGGTGATTCTGTAAAAAGTTTTTAGTAAATGATGGAGAATTTGTTTTTTCGGTTCGGTCAAATGGTAGGCGAAGTTTTTCAAAGACTTGCGCAATGGAACGTGCAGCCCATATTTGAGTATCTACTCCTGTTTCTTTTTTTACTTTTTGTAGGCATTCTTTTTCTTCTGATGATAATTTCTTTTTTAATTCAGTGGCTGCTTCTAAGTCTACTCGAACACCTAAAAAACGCATATCGACTAGGCAAGGAAAAAGTTCAGTCTCTAAATCAAAAATAGATTGTATATCTTGATGCTCTATTTCTTGTTTCATCTTCTGCCATAATTTTAATGTCAAAGCTGCATCTTGTTCAGCATACTCACCAACATACATTGCAGGCAGTTTATACATCTCAGATTTAGCATCTACACCCCAAATGTCAGCAGTTTCCTTTAATACAGCCTCGCTTTTGCCCTTTCCGACGTAATCTCGACCCATAGAGCCCAAATCGTATCTAAAGCGATTCTCGTCTACGAGAGAGCCAGCAATCATGGTATCTACGATAGTTCCATTGATTTTAAGGCCTGCAGCTCTAATAAAACATACATCGTACATAGCATTGTGAAATATCTTGGTAGCGGGTGTATTTAGTACATCTTGAAACCAGTTTAGAACCATTCTAATGTCCATGTTGCCACCACCTTCATGTGCTATTGGATAATAACCAGACCAACCTTCTACAGCTACTGCGATTCCTACAATCTTTGCTCTGTTTGTAACAGAACCTGATCCCATAAGTTTTAATTCTGGATCTTTTGTTTCTAAGTCAATTGCAATCTCATCATGTTTTGATAAGTCAGGAAAATCTTGTGGTGGTATCCACTCTGTTTGTGGACTAAACATAGGTTTTTGCATTATTTATAATCCCTCTCTATAATCATTTCTATAAAATGTATTGCTTTCAATAAATCTTGTTTCTTTCCTTTATCACGATGTCTGATTATATATTTTATAGCGCATCCTTCCGGATAAAGCAACTCATTCTCAACTACAAACTTGCTTGGTTGAATTTTATATTTTTGATAGTGTGATCCGCCGTGTTGTTTGTCCCATACCTTGCTCATATTTTATATCCTTTGTATTCTTGTTGTGGTGATATTATGTGTAAATGTTCCTTGGTCCGTGTTGCACCGACATAGAACAATCTATTTTCATCATCAGCATTTTTTTCATAAGCCTTCATAGTGTTTTCACTTAGATCTGTAAGTAGAACTACGTTTTGTGATTCACCACCTTTAGCTCCATGTATTGTTGATAATGTTATTCTTGGTCCTTCATTTAGTTTTTCGCCATTACTTCTCATCTTTCTTAAATATTGTACATCTCTACTTGGTGCATCATCAAATGCTTCAAACCAAACAGCATCTGTTTTTAATCCATAACTTTGTCTTAGTGTAGCAAAGTCATAAGAACTTTCTTTTAACATTCCTTTTAGTTTACTCTTGTCTGCATTGTTTTTCATATAACTATAGATTCTTTCTATTTGTTTAAATGCTAGTGGTTGTCCTTTACGTAAATTTTCCCAGTCTGTTGCTGCGTAATGTAATTCTTGTTCTTTAGTTTTTTTAAATCTATTTATGTAATACAAACCATTACGATACAAAGTATCTTCTAAATCATTTAACATATATTTAGTTCTAGCTAACACCAACCATTCACCTGACGACATATCTATTTGATCAAAGTCATCATAGTTAGACAACGATCCTTCATGTACTTTAGGTTTCCAAGATTTGTTAATTCTGTTTTTAACTTTATTTATAATATTCATTGCAACATTATGCACTTTCGCAGGTATTCTGTGTGATTGTGTAAGTGGCATCATTAAACCCTTTTGTGCAATAAAAGAATCTACGTCTGCACCAGCCCATCTAAATATAGCTTGGTCATCATCACCTGCAATAAAAGAATCTTCTGTCTTGTTCCATATAGTTTTAGCCATATCCCATTGCATTAATGATAGATCTTGTGCTTCATCTATAAATACTACATCAAACTTTGGTGACTTATCAGATTTTATAAACTCTAGTATCATGTCGTTAAAATCTATAAGGCCATATTCTTTTTTATATCTTTCTATTTCATTTGCTATGACTCTAAGTTTATCTCTTTCTAAGTCTTGATTGTGTTCTGCTAAATCAAACTGTTGCTCTGCTGTAATGTTTCGTAACTTTGCAAGATTAATTATTCTTAGATACTCACTATCAGATGTAAAAATACCACCATGGTCATCTTCAAACTTTGCATAGTTAACAGGAAAACCTAATTTTTTTCCAAGATCAACATAGTGTCTACGTTGCATTACGTTTTCTTTTTTTAGTCCTAGCTTTCTAAACGCTAGTGAGTGTAGTGTTCTAAAATATGGTAGGTCGTCTTCTGTAAGATTAAATTTTTTAATAGCTCTGTCTCTTGCTTCGTATGCAGCTTTCTGTGTAAATGCAAAGTATCCAACTTTATCAGGATCTGTTTGTTTTAAATAATGATCTACTTTGTTTAATAACGTAGTTGTTTTTCCTGTACCTGGTGGTCCTAATACAATTGTTTTCATTTTTTTGTAGACCTGATGTAATGATTAGCTAAATAATCGTCGTGTCCTGTGCCGTGTTTAGGTTTAGCAACACCTTGAGAATTAAAACTTCTACTGACATGTTGTAAATTTCCTATTCTATAATCTAAAGGGTTATTGTTTTTATGATGAACTAATGTTAATTTTTTTGGTAATGGGTTTTCTATAAAGGCCTCTGCTATTATGTTGTGTATGTATGGTTTATAAAATAATAATACATTGTCTCTGTAATAGTTTATATGAATTCTAGGATATTGACTTCCAGTTGCTACTCTTATTGTTTTTATTTTTTTTTTAAAAGTGTCTTCTATGTATGGAAATATAGGTCCTAATTTTTTATAATAAGGATTTATACCACCTTCTCGCCATATAATATATCTACCTTTATC